GCCTCCTGGAGCCTCCCAGACGGGTCTACGGGGGCATCCACGGCCATCATCGTCGGCGGCGTCCCCATCGCCTCGCTCGCCCAGGGCAAGAAGATCGTGGCCGGCGGGAAGACCGTCCGCATCACGACCCAGACCTATAAGCCCGGGTCGGCATGGGTCACGCTCGTCGTCATCGACGACAACCAGTAATGCCCTCGAAGGTCTCCATCGAGCCCAAGTCCCTTGCGGAGTTCGTGGAGGCCTGCCGCCAGTTCGCAGCTGGGATGAAGATTACCATGCGCGACGCCGTCCTCGAGCAGGGCATGCTTGCCTGTCAGGATGCGGCCAAGTTCACCCCTCCCCTTCCCCGCGGCGGGGGCAACGGCCTGAGCCCTGGCGCAAAGAAGGCCGGCTTGAGGGCGGTTGCGGGCGACATCTCCAAAATCTTCGTGGCCGCAAACGACTCCTCGGAAAGGGGGGTCGCTGGAAACATCGTCAACCAAATGGCGTTCGCCGTGAAGACGGGAGACTTCGGCATGTTCACCCGCCTGACCGACGGCGGCAAACTCTCCGGCATGCTGGGCCAGCGCAGCGTCCTCTCGAAGATCGCGGCGGACGCCGACAAGCAGCGGGCCTTCGCCAAGGCCAAGAACTTCCTGAACAGGGCTAACCCTGTTAAAAGCGAATACGGAACGCCCGGCTTTGTGCGTGACCTCAGGCCCATTCATAACCAGGTCAAGAGCCGCTTCGGCGGACGCATAAAGAAAGGGCAACGTGCCATCTCTGCCAAGTTACTCGTGCAGGATAAGAACGAGCTTAAGGAATATATTGAGGCCCGGCAGAAGATGGTCGGCGCGGTCAAATCTGGCTGGGCAAAGGGAATGGCCAGTCTCCCTCGTCCTAAGGACATGAACGGCCAGCAGGGCGAACCTGGCGCCGAGCTGCGCAAGGCAACTTGGATTACCTCGCATTCTGGCGTGGCCGGCCGTAGTGTGACCGCCTTCACCGACAAGATCGCAGAAATCGCCGTGACCAACACCCTAGGCAACATCAACGGCATCGCCGACGAGGCGGGAGTCCTTGGCCTAGTCTACGGCAACCGTGTCAAGCAGATGCCCGCCATGATGCGTCACCGCATGAAGAAACCCGTGAACAAGTTTAACAAGAAATAACCATGTCCAACTCCATCCGCCACGTCGTCGAGTCGACCCTCGCGACCTATCTTTCTACGCAGACCGGGCTTGCCGGCGTCCAGATCCTGACGGGCGACAGCGCCGTGACGCAGACCCTGCCCAAGGCGGTCGTGCTCTGCGACTCGGCCCGGGCCCCTGGCGACCTCCCCGAGGGCCTCGGCAATTACGAATGCTCCGTCCGCGTCACCCTGTTCTCGAACGCCGACGACACCACTCTGGCCGTCCACCGCGAGCGCTGCGCCGCCCTGTCGGACTGCATGAAGAGCCTCGACCTTATCCAGGCTGCCTTCGCGGCCACGAGCGGCGCGGCCCTGTGCTACGACGTGACCTATCGCTCCGAGGACGAGGGCATTGACGAACGCTCCTGGGCGACCTCCTTCGCCTTCGACGTGCTCACCTGCCTAGACCCTGAGTAGGTTGCCAATTAAAGCAGGAGTAAGATGAGCGAAGTAAACAAAGGCGTAGTCTGCCTCTACGGAATCGGCGCCGGCCAGGTTGCCTCCCTCTTTGTGCAGAGCTACTCGGTCAGCTCTGGATTCAACAACACCGGCACGGTGGTCAATGAGTCCGGCCTGACCGTGACTGCCCGTTACGACGACCGCCGCTCCGAGATCACCGTCGAGGGCGTGGCGAAACTCACGTCCGTCCCGCAGCTCGGCGCCACTCTTTCCTTCACCGCGAAGACCGCGTCGGCTTACCCGGGCGGCTCCGCTTCGGTTTCCTTCTCCGGCGTCATCACCAAGGTCGACGACCGCGGCAGCTCGAAGGGTTTCGTTTCGGTCAGCGTCACCGCTGAGTCGTACGAAGAGATCACCTACTAATTGACACCCCCGAAAGTGGGGTAGGCTAGGGGGAGTGGATCGCCGCTTCCTGAATGCCCACATCGACCCGGCGCCTTTTCGGTTGCTGGGTCGAACCCTTTACCCGTGGTGCCTCAAGTACCGCGTGCGCCTGCATGCGTTTGACTCTCCCCTGGTCACCGGGGAACGTGGCGTCACGCCCGCCGACCTCCTCTTCGCCTGTCAGGTATGCGCCGAGGAACCGCTGGGCAGGGTCGGCATCATCGACAAGGCAAGGATCGTCTACCTGTCGAGCAACCCTTATAGGTTCGAGGCCCTGCTCAAGGCCTTCGCCGGCTACATCCTGGTCGACGACTGGCCGAAGTTCTGGGAGCAGGATCAGAAGAAGAGCGGGGGCAATAAGGGCCTGCCTTGGCCGATGGCTATTGTCGCGAACCTAGTCGCCAACGGCATCGACGAGAAGCGTGCCTGGGAAATGCCTGAGTGTCAGGCCATCTGGCTGAACGCGGCCTTTGCCATGCGCAAGGGCGTCGACGTGGCGATCATGTCGCCGGAGGAGGAGGCCTACATCGAAGAGCAGCTGAAGGCCGGCGAAGGGGAAGCCCCCGTTGCCAATCCCGCAGGGTAAAGAGACCATGGCCCAAGACCTGACCGTAAACATCAAGACGACCTCCGACGTCCCGGAGGCCATGAACAAGGCGAAGACGGCTGTCTCTGGATTCGACAAACAGTTGCAGGATATCCGCAACAAGTTCGGAACGTCATTTAAGGACATCTTTTTGTCTGCCCTCGGCCCCATGGCGCTTATGGCATCTGCGACTGCATTCATCGGCAAACTTATCGCCGACAATCAGAAGAAACAAGAAGACGCCAATCGAGCAGCAATCGAAGGCACTAACAAACTAATGTCAGCCGAGGATCGTTACTACGCCAACAAGCTTAACAACGAAAAGAAAGACAAGGAGACAGTCGAACAAGCTGCTGCTGCCCGTGCGAAAATAACCAAGGACTTTCTGGAGAATGATCCACGCGGGAAACAAATGTATGACGAAGCATACAGAGAAAAGTTTTTCGGCCACCCATTCCAAAAAACAAAGGCAGGCCTTATTCAAGATGACCCGGAGATTCAATCGAGGGTTCAGGCTATCATCGCTGAAGACGCTAGGAAGAATCCCCAGGCAGGCCTTAACCCTGAGCAAAAATCTGAAGCCAAGGCCGGCACGTTCAAAGGCCCTGAGGGCTTCGGCACGGTGGTCGGCGTGGGGGCGAACCCGGTCATGGAGAAGATGACCCGCCAGAACGAAATCTTGGAGGAGATTAAGATCATCCTTCAGGAGCAGAGCATCCAGAACCGAACTGGCGAAGGAGTCCCGATGCCCTTCACTGATCGCGCCGTCCCGCTCACCTCATTGAAGACCGGCGTCGCTTAATCTACCATGCCCATCGTAAACACAGGCAACACTCTCAATTCGCAGCTGATTCAGCCAGGACTTACCGTCATGTCTGACGGCTTCGGATTGGTCACGGCTACGGCAACATATAAATGCGACTGGGCGACCGCTGTCCCGACCACCATGCGCGGTACGCCGCTGGACTTCGGTGGCCTGACTTATCTCAAGGCGCACAAGTCGAGCATCAGTTACGACAACCTCCAGTACAAGACTGTGAAGGTGGACTACGTCGGAATCGACCCTGCCGTGAACAGCGGCGCATGGACTAACGCGAACACCTCCGCGGCCAACGGACTGACTGCGGAGAACATCACGACCCACCCGAACTTCTTCGAGGCGGCAGCGGGCTTCGGCGGCACGCCTCTCGCCGGCCTGCCTTCCGACTTCGGCGGCGCATACGACGACTCTACCCTCGGGCCTCCTGTTATGGTCATTGCAGTGCCTCCTTCCCCGAAGGCAGGACAGGCCGTTCCTGTGCCTTCCTCAGAAGGCTACAACGGCGCTTGCTTCGAGACGGGAATGGGCGGCCGCTTCATCGGCTTCGTCGACCCGGATGTGCCTAGTCTCTTCGGCAAGACCCAGTACCTTGCGGCGACCTCTACGTATTCTGGGGTCATATACGTAAACAACCAGCAGTCAGCGCGTATCCTCGTGGACTACATCGGCTTTTCTAACGCCGGCACAACCTGGGGATCTTTTCAGCTATTGCCCGGATGGGCTGACACCGGCACAGGCAAGTATGGCAAGGTCAATCTTTTGTCTCAAGTGAACGTCGAAGAGTACGGCCTTCTATTCAAGGTCATGTACGAAATCCGCTACTCGAGGGAAGGCTGGCCTCCCGACGTCTACCGAAGCGTATAACGATGAGTATTCAACCCGGCGTCGGCTACACCTTCACTTCCTCAAGCCAAGGGACGAACCTCAACATCGAGAAGCCCTGGGCGCCGTGGACGACCTATGCCACGACGGAAGAGCCCGGCCACCCGTTCAAGATCGTGAACGTCCAGATCGTCGTCTCGGGCGGTTCGCCGAAGGTTCGTTATCAGGTGCAGTCCGGCACGATCAATAACCTAGTCGCGGCCATAGACGACTTTACCGCAGGCAACCTCGTACTGCTCAACCGAACCAACCCGACAACCGGGCAGCCGAACCCTCCGACCGCGGAACTGTTTCCTGGCAGTTATAATGTATCCACTAAGACATCTTACATCGTGCTACGCTCTGGGCCTGCCATCGGAACGCCTCCAGACTACCCAGACCCTACCTTTACGCCAACCTCGAACCGATACCCTCAGATAATCGGAGGCATCGAAACCCCGACAGACGCTGACACTTGGGGCTTTATCACGATCGGCACGATTACCGTCGACAATGTCGACACGCCGACGACATTCTCGGTCAATCAGTTCGTCACCGGCTCTCTTTGGTCTGACCGCATCAAGCTAGGTACGACTACGGCTAAGTACTACTACGCCCGCATCTGATGGGCTACATCATTGGAGTAGATGTCGAGACCCGGACATGGGTATCCACGCGCCGAGTGGTGACCAATGTAGACGCCACCCCTGTCACTCCTGTCATAGCGGATAATAACACGGAGTATCCTGCCGGGGCTTACTTCATTAAGACCATCGAGGGCAACGGCTTTATCCGCGGCAACGTGGTCCAGGGCGGTCCAGAGATTAACTTCTCTGAGAATACCGCGCCCATCGAGGACTACTTCATTGCCGGCGGTTTTGTCGACCCATACCCCGAGGACATGGTGGGCAATACGGTACAGACCAGCACCAGCGCCTTCATCCTGATCATCGATGCGTTTGATACAGGCCAGACCGCAGGATTAGACGGCACGAGCCCGGTCACGGACTTCGAATGGTTCGAGAACATCTCGTAAACCCTACCCCTTGCCAATCAAGGCAGGGTTAAGAAGACCCGATGAGCTGCTCTAACACCGCCGTATTCTCCCGAGGAGACAGTTTCGCCAGCGTCTGGACGTGGGTGCCCGGTGCCGGCGAGCCCGCGAACCTCATTGGAACGACCATCACCTCGACCCTCCAAGACAGGGCCGGCCAGAATCACGACATGACGGTCACCTTGGCCGCGGGCGGACTATCCTTCACGACCTTCTACTCGGGCGAGACTTCGCGCTGGGCCCTCGGCCTCGCGAGCTGGGACATCCGCTTCACTTTCCCCGGCGGCCCCGTGACCCACTCGACAATCTTCCGCGTCCAGGTTCAGGAGACCATCACCCAATCTTAACATGGCGACCATCAACGGCACGTTCAACAGTCTGATTTCGGGAACCCTCTCGGGTACCGTGGCAACCCCTGGGGCGACCGGCCCCGCAGGCCCCGCCGGCCCGACTGGAAGTCAGGGGATTCCCGGAGTCCCTGGCGTCGGCGTTCCTGCTGGCGGCACGACTGGCCAATTCCTGAGCAAGTCGAGCAACGTCGATTACGCGACAGGCTGGACGACCCTCTCCCTGTCTGACTACCTGACCAAAGCGAACAACCTGAGCGACCTGACCAATTTCAGCTTGGCGAGGGACAACCTTTCGCTCGGCACGCTCAACACCCCGACCTTTGTCGGCGTCACGGCGCAAGGCTCTGGCGCTAACGTCGGCCAGTTCACCTCGACGGCCCTGACCCTGAACCATACGGGCTACGGCCAGTTCACGATCCAGCCGTCGACGGGCATCACGTTCCCCGACGCATCCGTCCAGACGACCGCCTTCCCCGCCGGCTCCGATGTCCCCACTGGCGGCCTCACGGGTCAGGCTCTGGTCAAGGTAAGCAACTCGAACTACGACGCCGACTGGGCGACGATTGCCGGACTTCCTACTGGCGGCACGGTTGGCCAAGTCCTGACGAAGAACTCGGGCACGAACTTTGACGCCTCCTTTGCGACCCTTATCCCAGGCGACCGCTACCTGTCGACCTCGACGACTAGCCTGACCATCAACAACGCAAACAAGACGCTGACGATTGGCACGGGCCTCTCCTACACGCCGACCCAGAGCATCACGATCTCTTACGACGCGTCGAACCATATGCACGGCGAGGTGCTGACGTACAACTCCGGCACGGGTGTGCTGACGGTGGACATCAATCACCACACCGGGTCGGGAACGTACGCCTCTTGGGTCGTCAACGTGGGCGGCGTAGTTCCTGCGGCCTCCGTTGCCTGGGGCTCTATCACTGGCACGCTCGGCGACCAGACCGACCTTGCCACGGCGCTCAACGCGAAACTTGCCACGGCTGACGCGGCCACGACGTACCAGACCCTCTCGGGGATGAGCTCGTATCTCTCCAAGGCTGGCAACCTTTCAGGACTGGCAGACACCGGGACGGCCCGCACCAACCTCGGCTTGGGAACGATCTCGACGTTCAATGACGCGCCTTCGGATGGTTCGCAATATGCCCGAAAGAACGGAGCCTGGGACGTCGTGACTGGTGGCGGAGCTAGTTTGCCCGCCGTCCAGATTGCAGCGTCGGCTATCAACCCGGAGAAGCTCACGTTTGTTCCCAGCCCTCAGTGCATTGCACTGACCTACCCGTCGCACACCGATGTCCTTAACGGACTTTATATGCAGACGTTAACTTACAGTTACGACGCGTCTGGAACGCCCTCTTTAATCCTCTCTGGTCTGACCGCAATGAACGGGGCCACCGTCAACGACAACGCCGCAATGACCTCGGCTCCAGACTTCACGGATTGCACGGCCCTGGTCTCGGCCATCGTTGACAACAACCCCGCAATGACCTCGGCTCCAGACTTCACGGGTTGCACGGCACTGGTCGTTGCCTCCGTCGCCGTAAACGCCGCAATGACCTCGGCTCCAGACTTTACGGGTTGCACGGCACTGGGCCAGGCCAGCGTCAACTACAACGCCGCAATGACCTCGGCTCCAGACTTCACGGGTTGCACAGCCCTGACCATAGTCGGTGTTAACAACTGCGCAATCACCGACACTAACCTTCTCACGATGTGCGCTCAGATTTATGATGCTGGGGCGACGGGCGGCACCTTAGAGATGCAAGGCGGAACGAACGGATCGTTTGACGGACAGGACCTGCCGACTGAAATTACCGACCTCCAGGGCGCCGGCTGGACGGTTAACTTCAACGACAACAACCCTCCTTAATCTATGATCACCTCATTCCTCATCGGTCTCGTCCTCGGCGTAATCGCCGGACTGCTCATCTCGCGAAAGAACCGCTCCAAGCTGGAAGCGGCCGAAGCGAAGGGCCGCGGCCTTCTCGACGCCCTCAAAGGCAAGTAATCTATGCGCCTGCTCCTGGTCATCGCCGTCCTGGCCCTGACCGGGTGCAGTCTGTTCCGTAAGGGTGACGCCCTGCCGCCCCTGCCCGTCCAGCCTCCCGGCCCGACGAAGCCTGACGTCGTCGCCACGCTAGGCAAAGACCTCGACAAGACGGATCACCGCGTAGCCTCGGCCCTCGTGGCAATCGAGCGCAACGCCGACAAGCCGAAGGTCGTGGTCGCGGAGTCTCGGCTGGCCCAGTCGTATTTGCCTGCTCCGCCACCTCAGGATATTGAGTTCGCGATGGCTAGGGCCACCAAGGCCGACCCTGTGGACTACGCCCGCCAAATGGCCTTCGGTCGCCAACTCGCCACCGCCGTGACCAAGGCTTGGGAAAAACTCGAAACCCAGCAGGCCGAAGCCCTCCGCGTCTCGCAGCTGAAGGACAAGCGAATCGAAGACCTGACCGCCGAGGTCGAGCGCGTGAAGAAGGACGCCTCCGCCCAGACATGGACGCTCGTCGGTGCCGGCCTCGCCGTCGTCGGAGCCCTGACCACCGCCTTCATGGGCCCCCGCATCGGTCTGCCCCTGCTCTTGTGCGGCGCCTTCTGCGGATCGGTGCCCTTCATCATCGACTCGCCCTATTTCGAGTACATCGCCGCCGGCACGCTCCTGGTCTGTTCCGGCCTCGGGCTCTGGTGGCTGGCCGACAAGGTGCGCGACTCCGTCAACAAACCTTCCGACGATGTCCCGCCGCAAGCCTAAGGTCAAAGTGGTCAGCCGACGCCTAGGCCGCGAGCGTGCCTGGGGTCAGGCCTTCATCGGCGAGAACAAGCTGGAGATTGACCCCCGCCTAGGTGCTCGCCGTTCCCTGGAAGTCCTCATCCACGAGGTCACGCACCTCGCGCATCCGGGCATGTCAGAGCCCGAGGTCGACCGTACGGGCAAGATGATCTGCGCCGTCCTCTGGTCTCAGAACTATCGCCGCGTCCTGCTCGAGCCTAACGCCAAGCCTCCCCGCATCTCGTGAGCGCCTCTCCTATCAATCCCGAAGAGATTCCGACCGAAGTGAAAGACGGCGTTGTGGCGGCGGTGCTAGGGGGGCTCGCCATGGTTTCGAGACTTCTGATGTCTACCGAACCCGTCTCAATCGGATGGGTGGTCAGACGCGTGACGGCCGCCGCAATCACAGCAGCCCTGGTCGGCTACGGCATCCAGGAACAGATTCAAAGCCCGGGCCTGCGCATGGGCGTAATCGGGGCATGCGGGTACTGCGCGCCGGAAATAATGGATTACGTCGTACGGTACGTCAAAGCGCGTGGAGAAAAGGAAGTCGCCGCGGTCGCCGGCAAACTCAAACCGAATGCCAAAGGCAAACCCACCAAAACAGGAAAGCGGAAGCGCTAACCTCCTGCTGGCGGTCACGCTGCTCACCGGCTTCGCGGGAGTCTCGGCCCTGTCGTCGGCTTACATCGCCGGCTACGTCCTCGACCAACTTCAATCGACCGACGCCCTGGTCATGATCGTGACGGACGCGGGCCTGAAGTCCGACTCGGCCGACCTTGAGCGCAACATGAGCACGGCGACGCTAGCCCTGAAGTCCGTCCGCGACCTTGGCTGGGCCTTGGCCGTGGGGTGCCTAGGGGTAGGAATGGCGGTCTTCTTACGCTCCCGACGTCAAAACGCCTCCTAGGGCAAGCCAGAGGGGTCTATTGCCCCTTGACGTGTCGGCCTAGGGTGGCACATTGGAACCCATAATGGCTCCCCCCTCTACCGAAAGGCACGGGGGAGTCTTCCTTTAGTAAACCCCCCGGCCCTCTCAACGATGGTTTCTCTCGGGGGGTCTTTTGTGCCTGTCAAAAGTTTCGGCAAAAGAGTTTGACGGAATGCATTTGGTCTGAGAGATTGGTCTGGCACCACCAAAACCATGACCACCGAAAAAATCACCGTGAACGAAACCTCCTCCGGCCGCTACATCGGCGTCCAGTTCTTCCTCGTGCGCAAGGCCGAGAAGGTCATCGCCCTGATTGCCAAGAAGGACGACTCAGCCGACTGGCTGGTCAGCCGTCAGGACTCGCCTAAGTTCTCCCGCACCCGTGGCTTTAACGCCCGATGCGTGGACAAGGACGCCGCGGTCGCCAAGGCCGTCGAGCTGCACGACGCCTATCAGGCCTTCGCCCAGTCTCTCGCCGACGCGATCACCGGCAAGGGCCCGAAGACTCTCCTCGGCGGCAAGGTCGAGGTCATCTCCTAATCACCCCTAACGCCTCCGCCCATGAAGTCCCTCATCGCCCTGTCCTTCCTCATCATCTTCGGCTGGCTCGCCGTCGTCACCTTCTGCGGCCCCGAACTGGCCCGGGCCATCAACGGCCCCGAGCCGGTCAAGGCCAAGGCCGTTCGCCGCGCCCGCTAATTTCCACCCACACCACACATGAGCAATACCACCAACCCGCTGGAACTCCTGAACTCCCTTCAGGCTGTTCGCAAGTTCCGCCGCACTCCCGTAACGACCAATCTCCGAAAGGAAATCGAAGCCCTGGAGAAAAGGGTTTCCGTCCTCGAGAAGATGATCGCCGGCATCCCGCCCAAGGAAGAGCCGCAAGTCCCCGAAGGCTTTCTGCCTATCCATCATTACTTCGACCTTAAGCCCGACGTAAGTCAGACGCAGATCCGCAAACTGCTCGACGACGCGGTCGAGGCCGGCACGGTCGAGGTCGGACGCTGGCGCTGCCAGAAGACGAAGTACGTCTGCAAATGGTACCGCCCTAAGTCCGCCGGCGCCTTCCTCTCTTAATCCACCCACACCATGAACCAAGACCCCATCGACCTGATCACCGTCGGCGACCGCCCCATCCGGCTGTCCCGCCCGGTGCTCCCCCACGCCGCCCGCCGTCTGGCCGAGACGCTCCCGCAACTGAACGCCCTCAACAACGCCGGCAAGTCTCAGGCCGATGCGGCCGAGGCCCTCAACGTCTCCGTCGGCGCAGTCCGCACATGGATCGCGCTCACCGGCATCTCCTGGTCGAACCTCAACAAGCGAGGCCCGTACGCCAAGCGCACGAAATAATCCCATGACCACCGAAAAAACCCCCCGCGGCCCGAAGGCCACGCACGTCCTCAACGGCGTTGCCATGAGCAAACTCAAGTTCGACCGCATCCTCGCCTTCCGTGCGCAGCTCCCGCAGCTCGACGAGAAGGAACGCCTCGGCGCCGACGACATGGCCGCCCGCCTCGGCATCACCGGCTCCTGCATCCGCCAATGGCTGCGCATCCTCGGCCACCGCCCTCGCAACCATAACGGCCGCACGGTCTACAAACACGATCATACGGGCTGGGAGGAGAAGATCCTCCCCGTCTACAAGAAGACCGGCTACATGGCGGGCAAGACCGCCGAACTCCTGGGCATGGACAAGTCGGTCGTCTACCGCTGGCTCGCTAACGAAGGGCACCTGAAGCCGAAGTACGCCCCCCGCGACATCTCCAAGTACAAGTTCCAGAACTACCGCTGATGCCCTGCCCATCTCACCGACCCTACAAACCCATGACCATCATCCGACCCGACTCCCTCCCCCGCCTCTGGTGGCTCTTCCCCTGGAGCATCGCCATCCAGCTGCACAAGAACGCCGTGGCCCTCCGCCAACTGGCCGACACCGAGAACGCCATCAACCGCACCCTGAAGGCCGAGGTCACCCGGCTCGCCCACTCCCGCGAGCATTGGATCGCCAAGCACGACCGGGCCTACGAGGTCGCCATGCACAACGAGCGCGTCATCGCCCGCCTCGAAGACAGCATCACCCGCGGCGCCATCACCCCCGACGCTCACCCCCATGAGTAGTTTCCGCCACCTCGACGGCATGGTCGCCCTGCTGTCCGAAATCTACGAAATCAATGAGCGCATCCTGACCGGGGACATCTGCTCCAACAAGACGGCCATCGCCTCCGGCCGCATGAAGAAACTCCTGCACCACTATCACGAAGCCCTGCACGAGGACGGCGCCGTGAAGGTATCGCTCCAGGCTTACGCCGCCGCCGGTGGCTGGGTCGGCATCCAGTACTCCTACGAGCTCGACGGCTTCGAGGTCGCCGGATCACAAGTCCCGAGACGCGTATGAGCGAACCGAACAAAGACGGTACGGACATCATGATGGCCCTGCTTATGGGGCTTAGTGGGCCCAGATCGTCAAAGGCATGGAATGAGAGCCAACAAATCAAAGCCGAGTCATTCCTCACGATGGCAGAGCATTGGATAAATCAAACCGCAGCCGAGAACGCCCGCCTCAAGGCCGAGGTCGAGCGGCTGACCAAAGGCGGCGACAGGCTGGCCGAGTTATCTGACACGACCATCTGGTGGGATAAGGTTAAGAAAGGAAAACAGCCATGACCCTCAACCAGCGCTTCTCCGTCGTCGCCCTGCTGCTCCTCGGGCTCAACGCACAAGCCAAGACCGACGCCGCCTTCCTCGAGGCCGTCGCCGAGGTCGAGTCCGGGCATAACCGCAAGGCCATCGGCAAGGCCGGTGAGCGTGGCATGTATCAGGTCAACAAGGCCGCTTGGGACGACGCCTCAGCCCGCCTCAAGGCCGAGGGCCACTACGCCTTCCCCTGGTCGAAGTGGCGAGACGCTACGGCTCAGGACATGGTCGCCGCCTCTCATCTCCGATGGATCAGGTCGAACTTCTACCGCGTCGGCATGACTGACCCGACTCCCGAACAACTCGCCCTGGTCTGGAACGTCGGCTGGTCGGAGGCCCGCAGCCGAAACTTCCGGGCGAACGACTACGCCTTCCGCGTGGCTAATTTATTCCGCTCGCAAAAGGTTTTGACCCGTTGAAAGTTTCGACCATGGCTCACATGGTTATCGCTGTCGACCCCGGTGC